CTCGCTGATAATCGTCACGCAGTCGGGCCGCATCTGCACCAGCAGCGGGTCCGACCCGTCCGCCGGGTTCACCTTGCGGATGTAGGAGTTCCCCGCCGTGGACACGTCCTGCTCGAGGCGGGCGAGGAGCTCCCCTGCGGTCGCGTTGGGCCACGGATATTCCAAGAGTGACAGGTCCGTGGTGCCGAACAGGTGCTTATCAACGGTGGACTGGAACTGAAAGCGGGCCTCGGAGAAGATCGCGGACCTGGCCGCGATGCAGGCGAAGACCACCCCGTTCCCCGCGAGGGCCTCCCGCGCGGAGCGGACGGTCCCGGGCGGGGCGCCTTCCTTGTGCCGGCCGGACGGGTCCGACGCCGTGACCAGGTACGCCCCGGAGCCGCTGTACTCGGTGAAGTTGTTGAAGCTGGCGCGGGACAGGAGGCGGTCGATCAGCCGCATCGGCTACCCTCCTGTCCAGGGCTGGAGTCCGTGACTGGGTTCGCGCATGCAGTCCGTAAGGGTGCGCGCTGGCGCTCGGCGGACTCCAGCCTCAAGGCAGCCGCCGGTACTCCTCGGCCACATCCGCGATCGTCCGCTCACCCCGCCGCGGCAGGCCTGTACCGTCGTCGCGCATAAGGCCGAACCAGATAGCGCCGGCCGACTCGGCGAGCAGGACCAGGCCCAGGCACCACCGGCCGATCAGCGCCCCGCCGCCCAGCGCCCCGGCCAGCCCGGCCAGGACCAGCAGGACCGAGGTAAGGACGTGGCGGGACCGGGCCAGCCGCGCCCGGACGTGGCGGCCGTGGCCGCGCCACGCGGCGAGCTGCGCCCGGATCTGCACCGCCATCGCGTTCAGATCAGCCATGCGCCCGGGTCACCTCCGCCCTCATTGCGCCGCGCTCCCCACAGGGCGAACGCCGCCGCGTTCAACGGGGCCATGTCCGCCGCTACCTTCCGGCGCTCATACCCGAACGCCGTCGCCAGAGGACGCTGCACGGCGAACGTCAGCGCCTGCTCCAGCGCCGGATGCGAGACCGCCTGCACCTCGCGCATCTTCACCGCCGCCCGGAACTGCGACGCCGCCGCCGCCACGTCAACCGCCTCAAGCGTGTGCAGCCACAGGCGGTGGCGCAGCGCGTCCAGGATCCCCGCGCACGGCATCGGGTCGGCAAACACGCCGACAGACTCCTCATCCGCGTCGTATAGATCACCGAGCGCACCGGGCAGCAGCGGCGCAGGCTGGTAGAACACCAGCTCCACCATCCACAAGCCGCCCCCGCGCGGACGCGCAGCCGCGACTGCGCCCGTTTCCCCGTCAACGGAGACCTCGACACCCCACGCCACGCTCACGCTGGCCTGCCGAACAGGGCCTTCATGTCATCCGGGGAGAACAGCTGGTAAGCGCCATCCGTTTCTGACGGCCACGGCGCGCACGCCAGCCGCTCCGCCTTGAAACCGTCAAACCCGAGCGACGCGCGCTCCTCGCGCATCCGTTCCGCCGACAGGCCCCGGCCCGATACTGACGCCGGGTTGGCCGCCAGCCACGCCTGCTCGTCCTCAACGTCGCCGTCCGGGTCGGCCGACCACTCCAGCCAGCACAGCCGCCGCGTATCCCCGTTCAGCACCCGCTGCCGCAGCCGCGACAGATGCCACGCACCCGGCCCTGGCCCGGCGCACGCATACACGATCTGCGGATCCGGCCGCGCCGACAGAGTCGGCAGCAATGCGGCCATCTGCTCACCAGTCACCGTGTGCGCCTCATCCATGATCACGCAGTCGGCGGAGAATCCGCGGGCCGATTCCTTGCTGCGGTTCATGAACCGGATCCGGCTGCCGCTCGCGAACTCGATAGCCTCCTCGCCGCCCGCTCGGCGGATCCCTCGCTCGCCATTTCGCAGGTACCGGCGCAGAGGAGTCCCCAGCACGAGATCCACTGCCGCGCGGAACAATTCCACTGCGGTCCGCCATTCATGCGCCGACACGATCACCAGCCGCTCACCGAACAGCAGCGCCCCGGCCAGCGCCCGGACCGACAGGACCACGGACTTACCGTTCTGCCGTGGCACGATCAGCACAGTCTCAAACGCCGACCACTGGCCTCCTGACCTCGCCAGGTTCGCCTCCAGCGCGAACCGCTGCCAGCCGTCCAGCTCGATTCCCGCCAGTGCCGCCAGTGTCACCGCCGGCGCGGCGCGGCGCGTATCGCCCGGCGGCACGCACGACAGCCTGGGCTCAGGAAACGCTTGCGGCCATCTCACGTAGCTCATCCATCGGATCTGCCGCCGCAGGCCCGGCCGCCGCCACGGCAAGCAGCGTCGCCCGCAACTCCCGGGCCACGTCCGCCCGGTCTGGCGCCGCCTCATGCGCTTCCGCGAGCCGCCGGGCCAGCGCGACCAGCTCGGCATGGGCGTCAAGCGCGGCACGGGCGTCAAGCGCGGCAGGCTGCGGCGGCCTAGCCAGCGTGATCCTGGCTTCCGGCGCGTGGCGGCACATGCTGTGATCGCCCGCAGCATGCTTGCGCTTGCGGCGCGACCGGACGGCGTTCGAGTCGGCCATGGCTAAGGTATACCTCCGGACGGGCACCTCTCACGCCACGTGTCAGCCGACACGCGCGCGCGCAAATGGCGTGGTGTGGCGTCATTTGACCTGCGGAAACGTGATCACTACCTGACCAGCGCGGCGACCTCGACCCGTTCCACCCTGCTGCTAGCGATAGGGATGTCGGCGAACGCATCACCGTACTTACGGTGCCGATGGTGATGCGCAGCACACCAGTCCGTTGCTGCGAAGAACACCGAGTTATTGCAATCAGGAACAGCGCATGATCTCGTCTTGCATGCTTGGCAGATCGTGATGCGTGGTCGGCTGATCATCAGTGCGTTGCAGCGTTTGCAACTGGCATAGCGTACTGGCTCGTGTAGCCCGCACTTGCCCTTGACCAGTTCGCCGCATGTGCGGCACGGCCTAGGTGGTCGGGCTTGCGTGCTGGCTTCCGTCGTTCTCTTGGCGCGAACGTAGCATCAAAGCAGAGCGGCATCGATTCGCCTGGCCTGCCCTGGCCGCGTGCCATGTTGCAGCCCAAGTGCGCAGCCCGCCTGTTGTACTCCGTGTCGTCCCCGCCTAGTGACAGCGGCAGGACGTGGTCGATGCTGGCTGATCGCTGGTCAGGGTACTTGTACTCCGGGTTGATGCGCCTGCTGCGGTACAGGCAGACATCCATGCGGCAGCGCCAGCCGTCACGCCGCAAGATCTGCTCATCGCTCACGCCGTCATAGGTGAGCTGATGTGCGCGGTGCCGCTGACGTGCACGGTGCCGCTTGCGAGCGCGGGCTTCCTCGCTCATGCTGGCCCACGTGCGCTCCTTGCGGACGCCGGGTGTTATGAAGCGGGTTGCGGTGTAGCAGGTCCGGGAACAGTAGCGTGTCCAGCCTGTTGGCGACTGACCGCTCCGCCGTGACTGGAATTCGTTACCGCACCGTTCGCAGAACGCGGGCCGGTATTTAGATGCCGGGTTCTTGCGCCTGCATTCATGGCAGGTGATCTCTGGCCGTGACGAGTGGCTACGGTGAACGGGCTTACCGCAGGTAGAACAGGCAGCGTTAGGGTTTCTCGGCATCACCAGCGAGTGTATTTGGCGGGTCTGACAATCCGCCTGCTGCGTGCGAGGCGCGCGCCTAGTGCCCTGCCTGCCTGCTCGTTACAGGTGGCGTGGGTCAGCCGCATGGGCCCTTTGACGCCGCGTGCTATGGCACGCGGGATGACGTGGTCGTAGTGCAGTGCCCTGCCGTCGTGGTTGCGTGCGGGGTCTTTGTGCATGGGCCTGCCGCAGAGGGGGCACTGGGTGCCGTCGGGCATGACGGCTATGGCCCGCCTGCGGTCACGCTGGTGGGGCCAACCCAGCCCAACCGCCGTTGAGTTTCCCTGCCTGGCCATGTCAGATGGCCGGGGTCATGTCGTCGGCGAGCAGCTCGAGGACCCGGTGCGGCACGGAGAACGCCCAGCCGCTGCTGGTGGTGAACGTCTCGCCTGCGCCCGCGGACAGCGGCCCGGCCTCGAGCGAGCCGCGCTGGGTTTCCCACAGGTGCCGCAGGAGCTCCTTGCTGGCGTGGATATACCTTTCCGCCACGACGGCCCTGCCGATGACGTGCACGACGTCCCATGGCCCGTAGTAGAACGGGACGGCGCCGAGCTGCGTGGTGACGATGCCCGCGTCGGCGTCGAGGACGAGGCTGGCACCGGTCCAGGACGGCCCGCCTGCCCACACCGAGGTGACCGAGGTGACCGAGATGACGGGTGCCTGGGTCAGGACGATCTGGCCGCCGCCCGTGGGGGCGACCCGCTGGGTGACGGTGCGGCGGACGCACGGCCCCACCTTGGACTCGATGACCTCGGTGACGGCTTGCAGGAAGTTGCGGAGCTCGTCGTCGTCGCCGGTCCACGCAGTGATGCTGCCGCCGGACAGGTGGGTCTTGCCTTCGGCGAGGGACAGGATGGACGCGAAGGCGCGGACGTTGAAGTAGTCGGTGGCGGCGGTGCCGGGCGAGGTGGTCTGCCAGGCGGCTTTGTGGAGGCCGGCCTGGACGGTGGCGTAGTCGTAGGCGACGGTCCAGTCGGGTCCGGATGCGGTGCCGGTGCCGGGGCTGGGGGTGACCGTGGAGCCGTCGGGCAGGGTGATGGTCAGGGTGACCGTGCCGGGGGGCGCGGACTGGTTCTTGAGGGTGTAGGTGGCGTGGTAGACCTGCCCGGTGTCGATCATGGGCGGCCTCCCGGTGTCGCCGTGACGGTGGTGGTTCCGCTGGGTGTGGCCTGGGTGGCAGCTCCGCCTGCGGTGGCGGCGGTCCGGGCAGCCCCGCCGGGGGCCGCGGCCGCGGCTGCCTGCCCGGCTGGCGTGGCGGCCGTGAGGACGGCGCCGCCGGGGGCGGCGGTGCCGAAGACGGCCGGCGTGACGGTGCTGGCCGCCGCCGCTGGTGCCGCACCCGCGGCGACGGCGGCCAGCGGGAGCACGGCGAGGCGGATGGCCGGCTGGGCCGCGGTCCCGGTGGCCGTGGCGGCGGGTGCGCCGGCCCCGCGGTAGACGGCCGGTGCCGTGCCCGTGGCGGCGGCGAGCCCGGCCAGGACAGCCGCCGCGAGGACGGGTGCCGGGGCGGTCCCGGCGGCCGTAGCGGCTGGTGCGGTGACGGCCAGCCCGGTGATGACCGAGGGCTGCGGCGAGGTCCCGGTGGCCACCGGGATGCCCGGCTTGACGGCGATCGGCGCGGCTGGCTGCGGCGCTGTGCCCGTGGCCGCTGCCAGGCCGGCCAGGACGCTGATGCTGGCGGCGGGTTGCGGGGCTGTGCCCGTGGCCGCGGGGATGCCCGCGATAGCCGTGGCCGAGACGGCGGGCTGCGGCGCTGCGCCCGTGGCGGCCGGTATTCCCGGCTTAGCCGCGATGGCGGGAACGGCGGCCGGTGCGGTGCCCGTGGCCGCGGGGATGCCCGCGGGAATGCTGGCCGAGATGACCGGGGCGGGTGCCGTGCCCGTGGCCGCGGGGGCCCCGGGGATCGCCGCGATGGAGACGACCGGGCCGGGCGCGGTCCCGGCGGCCGCGGGGATCCCGGCGTTGACGATGGTCCCGGTCTGGATGGCCGGGGCCGGGGCGGTGCCCGTGGCGGCCGGGATGCCGGCCAGGGCGCTGACGCTAGCCGTAGGCTGCGGGGCCGCCCCCGCCGCCGCGGGCGCCCCGGCCAGGACGCTGACGGCGGACGTGGCCTGCGGCGCTGTGCCCGTGGCGGACGCGGCCGCCCCGGGAAGGCCGGCCCGGATAACCGGTTGCGGCGCGGTGCCGGCCGCGGTGACCGCAGGCGCGCTGACCGTGACGTCGGCCGGCGCCGCGGCGGCGGGGAGCTGCTGCCGGTGACGGAACCGGCGCAGCCACGTCTTTCCCGGCCGCGCCGCGCCGCCGCCGCCGGCTGCGGTCTCGGCGACCAGCACCTGCTGGGCGGTGAAAAG